CCAGGTTGCCAAGACCGTAGGCGATATCCGCGCCCGCATGGCTGAGCGCTACGCTACTCGCGAAGACCTGGCTGCCCTTGAGGAGCGCCTGGAGAAGCGCTTCGAACTGTGCGCGGAAGGATGCCCACGCAGGCGATCTACGGACCGCTGATCTAGTTTCCGTCGGCTTCACGGGCCGACGGTTTGGTTTTCTAGGACAGCGAACCTGTGGGTGCGGAGGCCCACGGATTGAGCGAACCCCTGAACGTCACAGCAGGCGACACCTGGAGCTGGACGAGGCAGGAGTCGACTTATCTCCCGAGCGCTGGATACTCGCTGAAGTACATCCTGCAGCAGCTCGGAAACACTCCTGTCGAGATCACCACCACCGGAAGCGGAGGCACCTTCACCGTTTCCGTGCCTGCCACGACCACGGCTGGCATCGCTGCTGGGTCGTGGAAGTGGACCGCCATCGCAACGAAGGGCGCCGAGCGATACACCGTCGAAAGCGGAATGATCGTGGTCGCGCCGGATCCGGCCCAGGTCACGGCCAGCACTGACACCCGCACCCATGCGGAGAAGTGCCTCGCGGCCATCCGCGCCGTGCTCGCCAAGAAGATGGCCGAGCCCATCGTCGAATACGAAATCGATGGCGTGAAGGCCAAGCACCTGCCCCATGGCGAGCTGATGAAGCTCGAGGCCATCTATGCTGCCCGCGTCCGTCGCGAGCGTGGCGCCCCTCTGTTCTACCGCATCCCCGTGAGGCTGAACCGATGATCGACGGCCTGCGCATGGGCGATTGGGCCCCTTCCGAATTGCCCCCTGCTTCCAGGAAGGCTGCGCCGGTTAAGACGCGCGCCTTCGCTGGTGCTCAGCTGGGGCGCTACACCGATTTTCAGACCACCCTGGAAGCTCCTCATCGCGAGATCCAGAAGGACATCGACAAGCTCCGAGCGCACAGCCGGGACCTGGCGCGCAATAACGCATACGCCCGCCGATATGCCTCGCTCGTCGTGAATCATGTGGTGGGCCCCACTGGCATCTCGTTTGAGAGTGAGATCGTCGGCAATCTGAACCGCCCCAAGGAGACCTGGAACGACGAGATCGAGCGGGCCTGGGAGGAGTGGGGCCGCTGCGTCACCGTCGACGGTCGCCTTGGCTGGGTCGCCTTCCAGCAGCTGGTCGCGCAGACCGTCGCCATCGATGGCGAGTGCCTGATTCGCCAGGTTCCAGGATGGGACAACGCGAGCCGCTTCGCCCTCGAGATCATCGACGCCGATCGGCTCGATTGGAAGTTCAACACCTCTGCCGATAGTTCAGGCCGTCGCGTCGTGATGGGCGTAGAGGTCGACGGCTGGGGCACGCCTCAGGCCTACTACATCTGGAGCGCACACCCCAGGGACTACACGGCCATTCCGCAGCGCCTGCGCATCCCTGCGTCTCAGGTGTTCCACGTTTTCAGCGAGGATCGCGCCCGTGCGACTCGTGGAGTTCCCTGGGCGTCTCCCGTCATGCTCCAGCTCAACATGCTGGGCCGTCTGTGGACGGCTGAGCTCGCCGCCGCGAATTGGGAGGCTGACAAGCTCGGCATCGTTAAGAGCCAGCAGGGCGTGCCGCTGGATGAATGCGCCGACCCTGTGGCCGCAGCAGAGACGATTCAGAGCGAACACGCCACCTTCCAGGGTCTCGACGCGGGCCTGGATGTAGTGTTCCCCCCGCTCCAGCACCCCAACAGTGCATTCCCCGAATTCACCCGCGCCCTGCTCAAGGGCATCGCTGCTGGTCTGGGCGTGGCCTATCACTCCCTGGCTGCCGATGTCTCCGACGCGAACTACAGCAGCGCCCGCGTGGCCCTGCTGGATGAGCGGGACACCTGGCGCCAGAAGCAGGCTTGGTTCATCAGCTCCGTCTGCGATCCGATCTTTCGCGCTTGGCTCGAGATGGCCATCGCATCCGGTGCCGTCAAGCTCCCGGTGCTCGATTTCGAGCGCGTCTGCTGTCCTCGCTGGTGGCCCCGGTCCTGGGAGTGGATCGATCCGAAGAATGATGCCGAAGCCGCACAGATCGCGATTCGCGCAGGTCTCTCGACCTACCAGGACGAACTAGGTGCCCAGGGCAAGGACTGGCGCGACGTTTTCGCCCAGCGTGCCCGAGAGGAGGAGGAGGCAAAGCGTCTCGGCCTCGACCTCGATCTCGGCTCGAAGAACCCAGCCCCTCAGCCTCAGGAGGCCAGCAATGGAAAAGCGTGAAATTCGCGGGCAGTACGCCCGCAGCGTCAGCCTGCAGCGCGAGGCTGTGAACGAGGAGGCCCGCACCGTAGAGATTGCGATCTCGAGCGAGCAGCCCGTGGAGCGCTGGTTCGGCATCGAGATTCTGGGGCATGGCGCTGGCGAGGTTGCACTCGATCGCCTGGCCGATGGCGGGCCCGTGCTGCTCGATCACAACATGCGCGACATCGTCGGAGTAGTCGAGTCTGTGCGCCTGGATTCTGACCGCGTGCTGCGTGGCATCGTCCGTTTCGGTCGCTCCGCTCGCGCCCAGGAAGCCTTCCAGGATGTCGTCGACGGCATCCGCACCAAGATCAGCGTCGGATACACCATCGACGCATGGGAGACCACCAAGGGCCAGCAGGGCGCACCTGACACGGTTCGCGCCACAACCTGGACGCCCCTCGAGGTCTCGTTCGTCTCCATCCCCGCCGACGCCACTGTGGGCGTGGGTCGGGCCGCAGAAGTAACCCAAACCCCGGCCAGCACCACGACCAGGCCGGTCGCTACGGAGGTTCCTATGGAACCCACCACCGCCGTGGCCGCGCCCGCGGCTACCGACACCCGATCCGAGCGGGTCGAAGCCCTGCAGCTGCAGGAAATCGCCAGCCGCCATGGCCTGGAAAAGGAGGCCCGAGAGATCCTTGGCAGCTCCAAGCCCCTGGCCGAGGCTCGCGGCGCCATCCTCGAACTGGTGGCCGCTCGCGCCGCCCAGCCCCTGCCTGCTCCCGCCCCTGTGGTGGACCTGGGCAAGGAGCGCTTCAGCATCAGCCGCGCCATCGCTGCCCACATCGAGGGCCGCAAGTGCTTCGAGATAGAGGTCTCCGCCGAGATCGCCAAGAAGCTGGGCCGTGACACCGCTGGCATCTACGTGCCCACCATGCAGCGTGCCAATCCTCCCATGGATACCGCGACGGCCTCCTATGGCCAGAAGCTGGTGTTCACTGATCAGGGCGAGTTCATCGATCTGCTTCGCGCCAAGCTGACGGTGCTGGGCCTGGGCGCCAAGTTCCTGCCTGGCCTGCGTGGCAACGTGGGCTTCCCCCGCCAGCTGGCCGCCAATACTGCGACATGGCTCGGTGAAAACCCCGCCTCTGCGGTTACGGCTTCTGCTCTGACCACAGACCTGCTCACGCTCTCTCCCAAGCAGCTGGTGGCCCAGAGTTCTCTGACGCGCACGCTGCTGGCGCAGGGTTCTCCCGCTGCTGATGCCTTGATCAATGACGACCTGGCCGCGATCCATGCGCTGGCCATCGAGGTCGCATCCATCAACGGTGCGGGAAGTGGCAGCAACCAGCCCCTGGGCATCCTGGGCACCTCCGGCATCGGTGCTGTGGCCGGTGGCACCAACGGCCTGGCGCCCACCTACGACAACATCGTGGACCTCGAGGGCAAGGTGGCCACGGCCAACGCCGACAAAGGCAACCTGGCCTACCTGACCACCCCTGGCATCCGCGCCAAGCTCAAGAAAACCCAGCAGTTCGCCAGCACCAATGGCGTCAGCGTCTGGGACTACCTGGTGAACGCGTACCCCAACAGCGACACGACCACCAACGTGCCCAGCACCCTCACTAAGGGCACCAGCAGCGGCATCTGCCACGCGATCCTGTTCGGCAACTGGGCCGATCTCATCATCGGCGAGTGGGGCGCGTTCGAGATCATCACCGACACCGTCACCCAGGCCGGCAAGGGCCTGATCGTGCTGACCACCAACCAGCTCGTCGACTGTGGCGTGCGTCGCCCCGGCAGCTTCGCTGCCATGCAGGACGCCCTCACCTAGTAATCCGACACCAGGGGTGGGCTTCGGCCTGCCCCTGGCCCTTTTTTGGAGACTCCATGCGTGTGCGCATGATTTTTGGAACCACCCTCGAGGTCGACGGCAAGCGCAAGGATCTCGCTCGCGACACCGAGCAGGATCTGGACAACGCCAAGGCCCTCGAGCTGATCGAGGAGGGTCGCTGCGAGCCCGTCGATCCCGCCGACCTGAAGAAGCTCACGGCCAAGGGTAAGGCCGATGCCTGATCTGGCTGCCGATCTCCGCGCCGGTCTGTCCGACTTCGGCGAGACGGTCATCCTGCCGGGTGGCCGCATCGTGCTCGGTCTGCCCAGTGTGGCGACGGCAGAGGATGCGCTCGAGGGCGATTCCATCGTCTCCGGGCGCACCCGCACGATCCGCTTCGCGTCTGCCGATGTGGAAGACCTGAAGCCGGGCGGCGTCCTTTCCTGGGGTGGTAAGAACTGGAAGACACTGCAGCTCTCGCTGCGTGCGGGCGGTAGGTTCACGATCGCGTTTCTGGGGGGTGCCTGATGACCCTCCAGAAGTCGGTTCGTGACTTCATCGTCTCTGCGCTCCAGGCCGCAGGCCTCACTGTGTTCCGCGCCCCTCGGTTCGAACTCGGCGAGGAGAACCTTCCCGCCGTGGCGGTCTACAGCCGTGGCGATCGGCCCGAGAACCCCGACGATGACCACCAGAAGGCCCACGCCCGCGTCTACACCGTGCGCGTGGAATGCCGCGCCAAGGGCTCGCCCGAGGAAGATGCGACTGATGATCTCGCCGTGAAGGTGCGCCGGTCCATTCTCGCGGATGACACCCTCGGCGGCTTGGTGAATCGCACCACCTGGTCGGAGCAAGTCTGGGACGGTGACGAGGGCGAATACCCCCTCGCAGGCACGGTCCTGGAGTTCTCCGCCTTCTACCTCTGGAGGCCCGAATGAGCCCCAAATCCAAGTCCGCCGAGGTCTTCGTGATCTCGACGGAATGCACCACGACCTATCCCGATCTCGGCCTGGAACTGCCTGCTGGCGTTCCGGTGCTCATCCCCTCTGAACACCTCGAGCGCGTGCTCACCATGCCTGGCGTGGTGGTGGCCGAGCTCGCGAACCCTGAAACGGAGGCCTGACCATGGCCCTTGCGACGTACAACAGCAATTTCCAGCGCGTGGGCTCTGGCCAGCTTTACCTGGCTGCCGCGCCCAGTGCCGATCCTGGCAGTGGAACCCTCGCCAGCACCACGGATGGCTACTATGGCCTGTTCTACCAGGACGCCGCCGCCAAGAAGGCCCTCAAGGCTGGCATCTACCCCTACTGCAATCTGACCGCTGACGGCCTCTCTCAGAAGGTTACGCCCGCCACGGTCGAATTCGACTACAACAACGGGCCCAAGACCAAGATGCTCGCGGGCATCGATGAGGCCTCGGTCGAGTTCACTTTCTACGATGTGGACACCGCCCACCTCAAGGACGTCTTCGGTCTTGCCGCGGGCGACCTGATCTCTGTGTCTGCAGCCACGGGCAAGGCTGGCCGCAAGATCGCCGCCATCGGCGCGAATGCCAACTACAACAACGTGGTGGCCATGTTCCGCATGCCCTCCGTACTGATCCCTGGTGAGTTCGACCACTTCGTTTGGCCCCTGGCTTCTTTCATTCCCGAGATCGACGTCAAGCTCTCGAAGAAGGATGCCTATCAGGTGAAGGTCACGCTCTCGCTGCGCCCCTCGCCCTATGCGACGAATGCTGCGGGTAACGGCATCATCTGCTTCAGCGACACCACCGACGCGGCGGGCCTGTGATGCAGCCTGCTCTGATTCACCTGGAACATGCGCTGCCCCCGCTCTCTGAGCTGGGCCTCGAGCACCTGATCCCCGCCCTCATGCAGGGTGGAGGCAAGGCCTCCATCGATGCCGATTCCATTTCGGCCATCCTGCAGGGCCTGGCCAATGGTGCCCAGAAGCATGCCGCGCGCCAGCTGGTGGCAGTCGCCAGGGCCTCCGCCGAAGACCTCCTCCTGTGGGAGGTCGATGCGAAGACTGAGGCCGAGGCCTTCCGGCGCGCTGCGCTGAGCACGCCCGAGGAAGCAAAGAGGGCGGTGCTGGGTTTTTTCTCATCGCTGGGGCTCTCCCTGGACGTTATCCCGGTCTCTTTGGAGCCCGAGACGGAGAACCCGGAGAACGAGGACAAGGCGGAGACTCCCGCCGAATCCTGAGGCGCGTACTGAGCCCGCTGGCCGGTGGCTGGCGGGCTGCCGCCCTCCTGCCTCTGCACGACGCGATGGAGTGGGCCCAGGAACACCTGAGGGACCGCCGGTGGACGGCTTACGAAAAGTCGCTCCAGATCTGGGCCTCGACCCTCCCGGCTTACGCGAATGGGGGCACTCCCCCCGAACCCCCTGAACCTCCCGAGGACTGAGTCGAGATGGCCAACAACAAGCTCCAGTTCGTGATCTCGATCGATGCGTCGCAAATGGAGCGCGGTGCTGGCCAAGCCAAGGCCGCCATTCGAGATCTGCAGGGTGTGACGGTGAAGGCCTCCGGCGATATGGCTGGGGGCCTCGCCAGTGTTTCGACGTCTTCCGGATCTCTGGTCGGCTCGTTCTTCAAGGCCAGCGTCGGGGCCATGGCCTTCCAGAAGGCTTTGGAGGTGCTGCGCGATGTGGTCGAGCAGACCGTCGGCTCGTATCTGAAGCTGGAAAAGACCACGCGAACCCTGCAGTACGCCACCGGCGATGGCCAGGCGGGCATGCGCTACGTGCGCAAGATCGCGGCAGACCTTGGCCTCGAGCTGAACTCCACCGCCGATGCTTACGCGAAGCTGGCCGCAGCCTCCAAGGGCACCAGTCTGGAAGGCCAGAAGACCAAAGACATTTTCAAGGCTGTCGCCAGTGCTTCCACGGTGATGGGCCTTTCTGCGGACGAGACCAGCGGGGCACTGCTGGCTGTCGGGCAGATGATCTCTAAGGGCACGGTACAGGCTGAGGAGCTGCGCGGCCAGTTGGGCGAGCGCCTGCCTGGTGCCTTCCAGATCGCGGCCCGGTCGATGGGCGTCACCACCCAACAGCTCGGCAAGATGCTCGAACAGGGCCAGGTCTCTGCGGCTGAATTCCTTCCGAAGTTCGCCGAGGAGTTGCAGCGTTCCCTGGGAGATGCGCCCCAGGAAGCCTCGAAGGGGCTTCAGGCTGCCCTGAACCGGCTCTCGACCGCGTGGACGAACTTCCTCCAGGCTGTGGGCCGATCGGGCGTGATCGATGCTGTTGGCACCGTGGTGGGGCACCTCACGGTTGCACTGCAGGGACTCTCCGAGGGCGGAATCCTGCGGACGCTGTCGGACCTCCTCGGGAACACGGTGCTGCAGATGCTGGCCCTGGCCGTGGTGATCAACACCACGCTGGTGCCCTCGATCACTGCTGCCCTGATCCCGGCCCTGCGCACGCTGGTGCTGACCATGGGCATCGCTGGCCCTGTAAATGGCGCCATCCTCTCGCTGCGCGCCCTCAGTGCTGCCGTGTATTCGAGCATCGGGCCCTGGGGCATCGCCATTGCCGCCATCGCTGCAGCGGGTTTTGGGCTGAGTCGGTGGGCCCAGTCCTATGAGCGAGCCGCTGCGGACAAGGCCGAAGCCGACGCCAAGATGCGCGCCGAGTCCACGGACACCACGCGGGCCTTTGCCGAAGCCCAGAACAAGGTCGAAGGCCTCGAGGCGAAGCTGCGCAAGTCTGCCGCTGGCAGCAAGGAGCACCAGGCCGCCACTAAGGCCCTGAATGAAGTGGTCAAGGCCCAGATCTCCGCATCCCGCGACCTGGTCAGCTGGCTCCACGAGGAGAACGGGGCCTATATCGACGTCTCTGGCTCCATGGAGAAGTACGCCAAGCACAAGCTCAAGATTCTGAAGATGGGCCTCGAGACCGCCAGGGACCGAGAGCGCCAGGCGCGAGCAGACGGCCAAGATGCCGTTCGCGGGACGTTCAAAGAGGGTGGTGTCATGGACACCCTCGGGGCTAATGCCCTGCAGTGGGTGCTGGTGAACAAGGGGATCGCAGCTGACGCCGAGCGTGAAGCCGAGGCCCACAAAAAGAGCGCGACCGAGATCGAGCGGCAGATCAAGCTCCTCGAAGATGGCATCGAGACCGCCAAGGACCCCAAGGCCCCGGGCAAGGCGAACACCAAGCGCGCCACGGAAGCCGAGATTAAGGCCGAGATCGAGGCTCTGGTCGCAGGCGAAGACAAGATCCGAAAGATTCGAGCGGAACGCGATCAGGCCCTGGCCAAGATCGACGAGGAGACGGGTGCCGGGAAGAAATACAGCCCCGAGCAGGCGGCGCGTCTGCGTGTCGCGGTGTGGCTGAAGTCCATCAACGAGATCGACGCCATCCAGAAGAAGGGCGCAGCAGAACGGGCCAAGACCGAGGCCGAGCTGCAGAGCCAGCTGGGTCGCACTGAGGAGGATGGCCTCGCCCGGCGCGAGGCTGTGATCCGAGACAAGTTCGACAAGATGCGCGCCGAGTATGCGAAGCTCGTCGCCGCTGGCAAGGAAACCAAGATCAGCTTCCAGCAGATTCTGGACCAGGAGCAGGCCGAGCTGCTGCACGCCCGCACCGAACAAGTGCGCGAGGATGTGAAGGCCCTGAACGAGGAGCTGGCGCGCCGGGCCGAGATCGAGGGCCGATCTCTCACCATCGGCGAGCGCCAGGCCATCATCGAAGGTTTCGGGGCCCAGGGCGGAACCCGCAAGGATGCCGCCAACCAGGTGGCCAATCGTGAAGGCATCGGGAAAACGCCCGCCGAGGGCATCCAGCAGGGGCTCCGGCAGTACGTCGCCGAGGGCGAGGCTGCGCTCAATGACTGGAAGGGTCGCGCCATCCAGGTGCTGCAGGGTGTGGAGAATGCTTTCGCGACAGGTATCCAGGGCATTCTGTCGGGCCAGATGACCCTGTCTCAGGGGCTCAAGTCCATCTGGATGGGCATCGTCGGCACGATCACGCAGGCCCTGGCCCAGCTGGCGGCCAAGTGGATCATGACCAGCATCGCTGCGAAGTTCTTCCGCGATACCACCATGGAGACCGCTTCGGCTGCGGCCATCGCGCAGCAGGAACTGGCCGCGGCCTCCCTGTGGGCGGCCTACGCTGCCATCCCCTTTGCGGGGCCTGCGCTGGCAGCTGGATTCATCGCCATGATGAACGCAAGCCTGATCGCGAACGCGGCGAGCGCCAAGGGCATCGTCGGAGCTGCGAACGGTGGATGGTTCGACCGGCCCACGCTGACCATGATCGGCGAAGGCAGGCGCCCCGAGCTGGTGGTGCCTGATACCTCGTTCAGGGATTTCGCCTCGAACCTGACCTCGAACATCCTCGCCCAGGAGCGAGCGGCCCAGGCCTACCAGGGCCGGGGCGCCATGTTTGCCGACATGGCCTCGCGCACGGGCAGCTTCGGAGCCCCAACGCACAGTTATGCCGGCGCAACGATCATCGCCGTGGATTCCAGGCAGTGGGAGGAGATGGTGGCCAAGGGGCAGCGCGGCTATGACCGGAGGTTTGCTTAATGCGCACGTTTTCCGTGACCCTCATGCAGAACCTTGGCAATGGCCTGCCTGGCGAGGTTCTGGGCCTCGAAGGAAAACTCATCTCGGTGGGTGCGATCAGCTGGGAAGTCGACAAGGAGCTGACCAAGCTTGCGCCTGGAGATCTGCCCATCAAGATCTCCGACGATGACGGCTCGGTGTGGGCCTGGCTACAGGGCCAGCTGCAGACCAGTGCGGCCCTCTATCCTCCGTTCCTGGTGCTGGACATCAGCGGGGAACGGGCCTTCACTGGCACCGTACAGCCCTCCCAGATCGAGCGAGACGAGCGCACGTACCAGATCAGCCTCACCGCTCAGAACTGGGTCTCGATGCTGTCCGCGAAAGCGCTCTCTGCGTCTGCAGGGTGGAAGCGTCCAGAGCCTAAGGCTATCGCCTCGAGGCCTGCGAGCCAGGCTCAAGAGAACACCCTTGGGGCTTTCGACCTGTGGGCCTTCAAGGCGGGGAACAACCTCGACACCCTGTATTTTCCTGAGCCCATGAACTGGCTGGTGCCTGGCGATCTGCTGGATGGCAGCACGCCCCAGGGATCGGTCGCAGGGGCGAAGGTGCTCGAGGTGAAGCACGACTCAGGTGTTTTTGGTGCCTGCGCGGTGAAGCTCGATCGTAAGGTTTGGTCGTTTGTCGGATGGGCGCCATCCAGCTACATCGGAACTTGGACCCGGCGCGCAACCAGCTACACGCCCAAGGCCTACTTCCAGGTAGCGGAGGCCGTGGCCAGTAACCCGGACCCGAAGGTCTACAAGGTCAAGCTCGACACCATCGACGGCCTTTATCCTGGCGACACGCTGGAGCTGCAGAACGCAGACCGCAGCCAGGTGTTCACGGTGGCGCAGCTCGACCCGACCCGCTGCCTGGTCTACACCCGGGAGTCGGTGCAGAACCTGGCCGTGGGCGATCGGCTGTATTTCTCCGAGGAATCTGCCGCCCAGATGGTGATGGAGGATCCGCGCGCCATTCTCAGCCGTGCATGCTCGCCTTTCGTGGCCGACTTCTCGGCGGCGCTGGCCTCTGATCTCTCTGCGCCCCTGTTCTCCTGGGTGCCCATGCGCCCGGCCTACGGCGAAGATCTGCTCGCAGTGTCGGACCTCGAGGCAGGGTTTTCGAACCTCCGCGTTTTCTCAGGCTCCAGGGCCTGGGATGGCACTCCTGAATCAGGATGGGCCAGTGCCTCCGGGGCGTCCCTGCGCGCCATCTGGAGCGACCAGCGCGCCACGGCGCCCGGCAGCCTCATGCCTTGGGAGGCGATCACCCTCGCGCCCGAGTCCTGGGACCGAAACGAGGCGCCCGATCCAAATGTGCGGAACCGCCCGGTGAAGGACGGCAGCGGGAACACCATCCCTTGGGGTGGTAATAGCTGGGACCCCAAGACCTCGAAAACGGCCAAGACCGTGCTGGTCTATGACTACATCAACATGCGCCGGGTGGTTCTACAGGGCGCCGCGGTTCAGATCAACGCCTGGAACGGCTCGGCCTGGGGTGGAAACGTCTCGGCGACCTGGCCCTCCCAGGTGCAGAGCGCCAGCGTTTTCCCTGGAGGGCCCAGCACCGCCATTGTGGCCCTGTGCGCGGATGGCCTGCGGGTAGCCGAGCTGCCCAGCGGGTGGAGCTCCGGCGCCATTGCGGTGCCTACGGCAGCCCAGGATGCCGTGCTGAAAACCACGCCCTGGGGCTGCTACCTGGTGGGCTCGAAGGGATACGGCCGCATCACGTACCAGGCGGGTGGCAACGTGTCGCTGAACTGGGTTTCCATCGCTGGAGATGGCACCACGCTGCTGCCGAACACCTTCCAGGGTGTCGATGCCTCAAACCTTACCGTCCTGGCCGTGATGACGGAGTTGGACCGCACTGGCGCGACCACCACCGAAACACACGCCCTGCGCCTGGCGGCCACGCCCGTCACGACCCCAACGGCTGGGGCCTCGGTCCTGTGGGATGAAAAGGTGCTCGAGGGCGAACCGATTTTGTGCGGATCCGTGCGCGATCCCTCCACGCCTGGCCGTGTCATGGGACACCTCGGCGGGAGGCTCTACCAGGTCTCGGCCACGGTTCCCATGTCCAGGGCCCTGGAGCGATTCACCCCGGGCGGCATGCACGCCTCTGAGCTCATCGAGCACGTTTGCCAGGTGCTCAACCTGATCGCCTATCCCACGCCCGATGGCGTGGTGCACTTCGCCAGCCGAGCCTCCAGCACGGTGGTGCCTCTCACGGTGGATCAGACCAGCCTGGTGCATACCCGGGCCTGGGAGCACTTCTATTCCATCGTGCGCGTGAGTGGCCAGGCCGACAGCATGGCGGACGTGTACGCCTCGACGGATGGTGGACAGCTGCTGGAGTTCGGCTCCCACCCGCTGATCTGGAGCGATGGCGCCTGCTCGGCCATGGCCTCGGTCTACGCGGCCTGGTTCGGGAAGCCTAGGGCGGTGCGCAAGGAGTCATGGTTCCACACGAATCCAAACGCCGCGGCTCCCTGGGAGGGCCTGCGCCCGCTGTCGACCGTAACGGTCAACGGAGCGGGGCCCTACCTGCTGATGGCTCTCAATGACGATCGCGTGGCGGGCAAGGCCCAGGCCACGCTGGTGGAGGTTTAAGATGGCGTTCCTGCAGACTGGCGTGATCCGTGTCTCGCCCTTGGTGGCGGTAGGCGGAGCCCGGGAAAAGACCCTCTACCTGCCTCCTCCTTCGGTCGATGGGCTCCGCCTGGAATGGCTGGAGCAGGCCAGCCGGGCGGAACTGATCGACGGTTCGCCGCGCACTCGCCGCCTGGGATACGTGCCCAGGCTGACCGTGCGCTGGAACGTCTACGACGAGCGCCCGGGGCAGGGCTGGGTCATCGGCACGGGAGACGGGCAGCGCCCTGGGCTCGAGGCCTTGCTGGGCGTCCTGTCGTGCGCCTCTGGCCGCCTGGCGGTTTCTCCGGGCCTGCTGGCTGGGGGGTTCGTGGTGGATGACGTCAACGTGCGCGCCATCGGTCTGAAGGGCCCTGTGTATTCGGGCCTCGAGGTGACGTTCACCGGTCGAGATGTGTTTTCAACCCGTACCCTGGGAGTGTTCTGATGGCAACCCGCAGCCAATGGACGAAGACCGGCCTCAAGCTCGTCTGCGACGTTTCGACGGTGCCCGTGCCGGAGCCGCGCAAGGTCTTCGCCATCCCCACCATCCCGGTGGACGCTGACAGCCTGATCGAGGTGACTTTGGAGTCGCTGCCAGGCACCACCCGGCGCGTGATCCGCGTCACCAGCACCTGCAATCCGCTCCCCAGCCGGGAGGCCTCCGAGTGGGCCGTGGTCTGGCGCTGGTGGCAGGGCGAGTACATGCCTGCGGGGCTCGAATGGGCGGATCGAATCGTGGACGCGGCGGGCTTTTCCACGCTGCTGGAGCCCATCCCATCGTCCACCTACCAGATTCGCCTGCGCCGCACCTGCGGGGGGCTGGTCTACGACTACCCCATCGAGACGATAGCCGTGCCGACTGATCCGGTGTTCGAGCTGGTGACACCCATCGAGGAGGACATCAACGAGATCCACGAATGGCAGATTCCTGTCGAGGAGGACATCAACGAGATCCGGGCCGAGGCTTCGGCTGCGGTGGTGGCTGCGAATGCGGCAGTGGCTGCTGCGGCCTCGGCCCAGGAGGCTGCAGACGGAAAAATCGATAGTTTTTGGCAGCCCACGGCCCCTGCGAGTGGATCCGAGGGCGATCTTTGGTTCGATACCGACGATGGAAATAAGGTCTACCGTCGAACCTCTGGGGCCTGGGTGGCCGCTCGGGATGCTGGCATCGCCAGTGCGATCAGCGCTGCAGCCACGGCCCAGGGAACTGCGGACGGAAAGGCGCGGATCTACTACCAGGCCACCCAGCCGACCGGGCTCGGCGCCGGGGATCAGGGCGACCTCTGGTGTGACACCGATGACAACATGAAGATCTACGCCTGGACCGGCTCTGCGTGGGTGCTCGCTCAGGACTGGCAGACTGCAAACGCAGCGGCCCAAGCCGCCCAAAACGCTGCGAATTCTGCGAATAACTCCATCGCATCGATTTCAAATGACGATGTCTTGTCTCGCGTGGAAAAGAGTCAGCTGGTCAAGGACTACAACGAGGAAACAGCGACCCAGGCCCGCTTGGTGGCTGAGGCCGGAACGCTGGGGCTCTCTGGTGATGCGAAGACCACGGCCTACAACACGGCTGTTTCCGCACTGACCACGTTCCTTTCCGGACTCACCCCCACCTGGAGCGACACCTCGCAGGACACGCCGTTAGGAGCGGGAGGCGGCACCACGCTGCGCATGAAGTGGACGAACATCGCCACGGCCCGCACGGACCTACAGAGCAGGATTGCGCAAGAGCGCGGGGCGTTGGCTGTGGAGGCGGCGGCTACGGATGCGAGCACGAAGGTCAACAACGCTCTGACCACCGCAGCCAACGATGCCACCGCGAAGGCAGCTACAGCTAGAACCAACGCGGTAAACGACATCAATACGGCAGTCGGCGGGATGGTTGTAGGTGCCACGAGTGCCGCTGATGCGGTTTCGAAGGTCCAGGCGCTGGCCAATACTGCACAGGTATTGGCTCGGCAAGGCGGTGTCAATCTAATCAAAAACGGGAATTCAGAGGACCCAAATGCGACCGGAATCGAAGCCGCATCTGTTGCTGGGCCATGGTGCTATTCCGGAACAAAGTCGCGGCTAATAAATATCCCCGCTGGACAAACATCTGTTAGTCACTTCACCGATTATATAAATGTTAATCCTGGCGATCCTATTTATTATGAAGCGTGGACGGCGTGTGATCCATATAGTGGGGCATGGCGTCAAATTGTAATTGATTGGTTCGATGCGAATAAGAATTGGATTTCTGGAACATATTCAAACCAACAACCATCTGATGGGTGGATTGCTAACGGATCTTCCGTTTGGCGCAAGTTTGGATTGGCTCCGATAGTCCCTAATGGTGCCTCCTGGTGCAGGTTTGGGGGCATCGGACGGGGCGGTGATTCTCAGGCAGGGCTTGCTGGATTCGACAACCTCTATGCTGAGCGATCACAGCAGGCAGCGGTAAACGCGCAAAACACCGCAAATTCAGCCCTTGCTACGGCACAATCGGCCCAACAGATTCCCGTTTACTCCGGGCCATCATCTTTGCCGTCTCTTCCCAATTCGAATTTTCCAGCAGGTTATGGCCCTGTTCTGACGAGTTCCGATTGGAGCCTATGGAAGGTCAATTCGGCAGGAACGGGATGGGATCGCATCCTCTTCGCTTCAACTGGAATTTTCGGGCAGATCATTGCCAGCCAGATTCAGGTGGACGACACCCTCAGGGCAGCTGTGGTTGATGCTCCCCATGTGAACGCAACCCTGCTCACGCTGATGGATGCCAAGGTTTCGGGCGGGAAAACGGTGATTGGACCCGGTTCCATGGACATTGACGCAATCCGTGCTAGGACGATCACACTTACTGGCGAGAATTTAATCCCTAATCCCAACAGCGACCTTCCGACGCCTTCTGGGGGATGGCCAGCGGGAGCCTACGAGGCCAAGGACCTCGAATCCAGGTGGTGCTACAGCGGGAAGAATTGTCGCGCCTATAGCGTCGACCCAGGAACGTGGGGGTATCACAGCTATCAGGCTCCCCTGCCATGCTCTCCGGGGGAATCTTTCCTTTTCAAGGCTATGACTGCCTGCGACCCCTATTCGGGTTCCCAGCGACAGATTTCCATTGAATTTTTCGATGCCAACGGAGTTTGGGTAAGTGGTTCCTATAGTCCCTGGCGTAACAGCGACGGTTGGATCGGAGCAGGGGCTCCCAGCTTCGCAGAACAATCGATAACTGGAACATGCCCAGCCGGTGCCGCCTTCGTAATCTTCAATTTCCTCCAGAGAGTGGGTTCATCCAACTCTGGTTTTGCGGCTATTGACTGCATGCTCGCGTGCAAGCAAAAAGACGCCGCCATGATCGTGGACGGAACCCTCACAGCCCTGTTTCAGCGCGTCGGGAATGATATTCAATCAGCCCCGCCAAATTATCAGGCCGGAACTTCATCTACTCCGCCAACCGGCTTCAAGATCGCTTGCGCTCCGTTCAACGGATACTTCCTTGGGAACGCAACGCCTCAGCCGATGATTGCGGAATTTGGCGGGGCAGTTAGCATCGCGGGATACAAGGCCGCTACGCTCGCGGACAAGGTGATGAATCAGGTCATAACAGCTTCTTCAGCTAAAAACAGAATTGTTTCAAACACTGGGAACGGAGCCGTAGGACTTAACATAACAATAACACCCAGGACTACCGGAAGATTGCGAGTTATTGTAACTGGTATGGTCAAATCTTGCGCGAATCCTGGGATAAATTATCAGCACACTATCAAGATTGTTTGCGGAACTGGCACCCCTCCATCAAATGGTCAGTCCAGTGTTTCCAGTGTATTTACGGATTCTGGAATGGACGTTTGGACGACATCTGAAATACCTTACAGCCGCGTGTCTGTAATTTCTGGGCTTAATGTTGGTTCAACCTACTGGGTTGACGTATTCAAGGTATGCAATGTGGCAACTTCAACCTATGTAACGGTTGAAGATATTTGTATAGAAGAATTTTAAGGAGATCACATGTCAGACCTAACCCGTTCTCTCGACCGACTCAATGGGGCCCGCGACTACCTGGCCCGAATGCGCCAGGCTTACGACGCTGGGGGCGCTGCGATGCTCTCCATCCAGGCCGAGGTCGAAACCCTCATCCAACAGACCGCCATCCAAGTCGAAGCACCTTCGACGTTCGGTGAGTTCTCAGGAGTAGATGAACTTCTAAGGGCCGAGCGATTCGCGGGCAAGGCCGCGGCTGTGGATTACGTAAAAGCCAATCCAGGCTGCACAGAAGCCCAGGCCATCTCGGCATGGAATGCTGCGGCCATCGCAACGACCGGGCTCCCCGCTCCGATCCAGGATGCCGCCCTGCTGGGCCAGCTCTACCGGCTGAACCTGCGGAGGCAGGGAATCATCCCGGATGCCACCTGGGAGTCGCAGCGGGCGTGGATCCTGGGGCAGGATAAGGCCGCCATCCTTGAGGCGAACTGAACCGCACCACCCCTGCAGCAACCAAGAAAAGGGCCCAGGTATCAGCACCTGGGCCTTCTTGTGTTCGTGTTTTCCGCGAAGGTTGCGGATTCAGTCGTCAGGGTCGAGTTCAACGCCTTCGGCCAGGTGCTTGTGGTGTTCCGCGTACTCGTCCATGGCCTCGCGAAAGATCGCGTGCTTCGACAGGTTTCTGGCCTTCGCGATCTTGCGGAGCAGGATCCAGACCTCCTCGGGCACCTTCACGGTTTCTGGCCTGCTAGGGGCTGCTGGTTCATCGTGCCTTGGTCGGCCCTCGTCTCTGCGGTAATCGATCATCCATCGATTCCACCGCAGGGGAGCGAGGAAAACGGTACTACCGTTTCCGGTGCACTCCTGGATCAGTCTCCTCCCTCACTCGAAAAGACAGAGCCAGCAGGCGGTCGATCATGCTGCGCAAGACCCTGCGGAGCTCCCAGGTGCCTGGCCGTTCCTCGCAGGCCCACTCGCAAGCGGACAGCAGAGCCCAGGCCGTGAGTCGATCCAATCCGCCAACAGTAACGCAGGCGGCCACGATGGCGCGTCGCTGATCCATGGATGCCAAGCGAACAGCCCAAGAACGGCTCAGATGCTGGGTTTCGGGCGATAGTGCGTTTACGACACTGACTGTCAAATCCGACATGATACCCATGATTTCATGGTCCACGACCCGAGCCAGCAGACCCTCATTCCCGCCAAATCTGTCATAGAGTCGGCGCTCGGTCTGACCCGAGGCGAGGGCCGCATTGGGGATCGTGACCTGGTTCGGGTGCGCGTGCAGCAGTGTGCGGGAGTGCTCCAGCACTGCATGATCAGCCGTCTCTGCTCCTCGAACCCGCGCCATCACTTCACCTGCACTTATGAAAACAGGTTAAAGCTATACATTTGACAACTTGCGAGCCGTTAAAAATATCGCCTGCACCCATGGGAAAAATCATGAATCGAGAATGTAAGATCGAATTAACCCCTTGTTCCCACAAGGTTTTCACTTTCAACACCCTTTAATCGGAGGTTTTGATGGATGCCTTAACAGGCGAGGCGAAGCCCTGCCCAAAAAACGATCCAGAGGCGGCTGGGCGGTTCTGGGACCAGACGGGGTGGACTAGCCTGAGTGGAGCTGTCGCCGGTGATCGATCTTCCATTCAGGCGCTATCGGGGCACCCTGGGGCGCGTGGGGCCTCTGAGGTCTTTTCCGAGATGGCGAGTGGGGAGTTCTGTCGGGGCGAGCTGGAGGCGTTTGCGGCCCGGGTGATGCGCAGTTCGCTGAACTCTATCGGAACACGCGAAACGGTTGATGCATGTTTTTCAATACTTAGAACGGTTAAAAATGGTTGAAATTCAAATTCAGATCATTGGTTTTCGGAAAAGGCAAACCCCCGAAACCCAATGGTGACGGGGGTTTTCGTGGTGGCCCCACACGGATTCGAACCGTGGACCAAGCGGTTATGAGTGGTTCCGGGTTTTGCGTTATTTGTTTATTTGTAAGGTTTTGATTTTATTCGTCTGTTTTGATCTGAACCCTATCGGTACCGGTGATCGGGAAGCCCATGGCTTGGGCTAAACGTTCCTGGGCCTCGGCTTGGTCTTTCTTTCGCTCAACGATGTAGTGTTTGAAGGTGATCTGGGGGTCTTCGTGGCCCATCATCTGGGCGATCTGGGATAGAGGGGTGCCAATTTCCCAGTGGCCGGTGGCGAATGTCTTCCGCAGGCAGTGGGGCGTCAGTCCGATGATTTCGAGCTTGGCGCCCCCCAGGGCAGTGGCCTTGCCGGTGGCGCCCTCTCCGTGGGGTTTCCCCTTCCTGGAGACGAGCAGCAGGCCTCTGGATGGATGGCCCTGGAATCCCCACCACTGTTTGAGATAGGCCATCAGCCATGAGGGGATGGGAATTTCCCTGATGGCGCGGTCCTTCACTTTTTTGTGAGTGCTTCGCGCCATGGCCACGGTAAAAATCCCCCGCCGCCAGTCGATGCGATCCCATTCAGCGTGCAAGGCCTCGTTCTCGCGGATGCCCAGGCCGATCATCAGTCGGGCAGCGATTCCCGCATGGGGAAACAGGTCTCCCTTGCGTTCCTTGCGGATCGTGTCGACTTCAGCCAGGAAGGTCGGCACCTGCTCAGGCCACAGCACGGGGCTGGCCTCCAGGGATACCTTCAGCTTTCTGAGCTTGAAGGGGCAGGCCGAGATTCTTCCTGTTTCGACGGCCCAGCCCGTGATGGCTCGGAGCTGGCCTACCATCTTGTTGGCACCGCCCTCGCTGTGTTTGCGCACGGCATGCGCCTTTTCGCCTTCCTTCAGGCCATCCTTGGGGTATTTTTTGAAGCCCCTGCCTTCGGATGTCAGGTATTCCGCACGCAGCATCTCTATGGCTTCGGTGGTGAGCTCGGTGAGGGGGCGGTCTAGATACTTTTCGGCATGGGTGAAGACCACGCCCTTCATGTAGCGGACGTGGGTGGATGAGACAACGGGCGTCTTCACTTTCTCCCAGGCTTCCCATGTTTCGCGCAGGGTGGGAATGGGCTTCTCTGGCTGTTCGTGCTCTTCGTTGGCCCAGCGCTCCCGCTCTTTCGACAGCCATTCTTTGGCGTTTGCCTGACTGCGGCATTTAGTGTCGCCGCGCAACACATGGCCACGCCATTTGACCATGTAGTGCCAGGTACCATTTTCGACGTACTGCACCAAGCCGTTGCGGACTTCTCCAAGGCTCTGTTTGGGCTGTCTTCCCATGGCTATTTCTTCTTGGAGGTGGCGCGCTCAATGAAGGCCTTCATGGCCTCGGTGGGGATGGCGTCGATGCTTGTGGCATGGATCTCTGCATGTCGCAGAGATCCATGCCGAGGTGCCCGATCTGGAGGGCATTCAGGCCCAGTTCCATCGTGTCGTTGAATCGCTTGGCCCAGCTGATGGCAAGAATGGCGTCAGGCGGCACTGTGTCTACTTGGGTTAGCTCCTCGGCTTGCATGGGGCCAGTGCCGTCCTTGAGCCACGCGGTGCGGACACCCAAGGCATTTGCAACCTGGGCGCGGGTTGCAGTGTTCCTGATTCCTCCGTTTTTGACTGCGTTGTGGAGGGTTGGGCGGCTAATGTCTGCGATGCGCGCAAGCTCTGTAAAGGTTTTTACACCTTTTTTTTCCATTGCTATCTTAAGCCTGTTTTCGAACTCTTCGCTATCTGCCATTGAGTAGCCTTGTTTGTAAAATTTTTTGCTTGAACGTGTAAGGGTTTTTACAGATGATCATTCCATCCGATCTTCGATCCTCTGGATCAAACTTAGACTGGTACCCCCAAATTTTGTGCTCACAGGAGACCGTGTGGATTGCCCTGAACCCCAGGAGCCGAAGGCAAAGCCTCGGCGTGGAAGGCCTCGACTGGCAGAAGTCCGGCTGGATGGACCCATCCCAACATTCGTGGCCTGGAAGCAGTTGGTTTCCCTCATACGGCAGTACCGGGGGGTGATGTACGAGGAGCGTGGATTCCGTCTGAAGGTGGAGCAGGGTGAAATTCCCTCCTACATCGAGAAGGGCGTGAAGACCCAGTGGCCGGGGGTGGACCGCCGCCGCTACCGCTGGGAAGAGGTTCGAGCCTGGATGGATTCTCAGATGGTCGCGGTCGGTCCCCGGGGCATCACGGTCAACGGGGTGTTCACCCCTAGGAAGGAGGGCCTGTGACCCAGGTCAGGACGATGAACTTTCACGGATCCGCCTTGCTGATGGTGGAGAAGGATGGTCAGCCCCATGTCGCCATGCGGAACGTGGTGGAGGGGATGAAACTGGCGTGGCAACCTCAGCACCGAAAGCTGACGGATGAAGCTGGAAGGTTCTGCGTCACCATGATGGTGATGCAGGTCCCAGGCGATGACCAAGCTCGGGAAGTCTGTGTCATGCCCCTGCGCAAGCTGGCGGGTTGGCTGTCCACGATCCAGACGAGCCGGATCAAGGATGCCGAGGTGCGTAATCGGATCACGGTCTACCAGTCCGAATGCGACGATGCGCTCTGGGCCTACTGGACGAAGGGCGAGGCCATCAACCCGAGAGTGGAGCCCCAGGGCTTCAGGGTTCCCCAAAGTCTTTCCGAGGCGCTTCGGATGGCTGCAGACCTGGAGGAGCGGCGCAATGAACTGGCCTGTCAGGTTCAGGTGCTGGAACCCAAGGCGCGGTTCTACGACCGCGTGGCCTCCAGTGATGATGCCATCCCCATCGGCGAGTTCGCCAAGATCCTAGGCACGGGCCAGAACCGAATGTTCGAGTTCCTGCGGGTGAATGGGTTCCTGATTCGGGGTTCGAACCTGCCGTACCAGGATCTGGTGGATCGCGGCCTGTTCAAGGTGATCGAGCTGGCCTACACCGATGTCCACGGGGTGGATCGCTTCAGTTCGAAAGTGATGATCACTGGCAAGGGCCAGGTGCATGTCGAGAAGGTTTACCGGGCGAAGCAGGCCGCTGGAAGTCTGATTCCCGCCTGATCTGAATTCGAAGTGGCATGTCCGCATGGGCCGAGGCCCTGGCGAAGCTCTGTGAAAATTTGGAATCGATTAAACGAAAGATCGGCGCGCTTCAGGGCGTGGCCGGAATCCTCAGGGCCACCCGTTCCATGTGTGGAAGGTGAAGCGGCCCAGAGACTGAAATCGATGATCTACGGCCACGGGTCTGGGCGGACAGCGTGTTTAAGCTGCGCGCCGTGGTCATGCAGTACGGAAGCCATGGGCTTCCGCAGCGTGTGTTGGGAAACCGTCTGGTTGCGGATCATCCAGCGACGGCACACGCTCCGCAAGCTCATGCCCAAAGGAGGGAATTGTGGATAAGCAAGGCGGTGATTATTTGCTGAGCAATGTGGTTGTTGCAGAGAAAATACATGCACACGCAGGGACGCTCTCAGGGTATGGCTTGGTTCGGCGTCGGCGAAAGATCAAGGTCGGTGTAGGCGAGCTGTCCATCGGGACCGTTTGTGAGTCCAACGCCGGGGTAGAGTCGAGCTACCACATGCTTAACCAGGACCTCGTCCGGGATGTTCATCATTGCGTGGACCAGCTCTTCAAGAATGGCGGCAACTTGGAGATTTCTCGTATATGCGGATGTCTTAACGACGTCTATGAATACGAAGTTGTCCATGTGCATGTTCACGGTGTCTCCGTTGATGGTGAATGTGAAGTTGCTGTTCCCGAGGTCGATGGAAAACGGGCTCTTGGCAAAAATGACGTGGACCGGGTTTGTCAGGCGAATGCTGGGAAGGATGGCGCTAACAGCAGCCCAGAATGCTTGAATGACGGGCCAGGCTCCCTCCAATAGGGGGGGCGGCTTCAACCAGTAGATGCCCGCGCGCATTTTCAGGGATGCCTGCTTCGATTTCTTGAACGGTGATGATGCCAGTTCCCATGGGGCCTCCGGTTGGGATGTGGTTGGTGTGGTAACCCCATCTTCCCACTGACGGCCCCGCCAATAACAACGAAGCCCCGAGGTGCGAACTCGGGGCTTCCACTTCGGCCCGGTGAGAGACGGGCCAGGAGAGCGTATGCACATTCATTCTACCGAATCGGGCCTGGTGCCCAAAGTTAAGGTCGCTTGCCCTCTGATCCGCCTGCTGGATGGCCTTTCAGGGCGCGGGCCTGTGGTGCCGGTCAGCCGGATCGAAGCCCTGCCGCTCTGCGAGTGTGGCGATCCGCTGGAGCTGGAAATTGAGCGCAACGCGGGCATGTGCGTGGGGTGCCAGCGGGTGGTGCTTGAGGCTGGCCATGGAAAAGCCTGAGCAGCCCTGCGAGCTATGCCACGGCGCTGGTGTGGTGGAGGAAATGGTGGTGGATGAGCACTGGTCGTGGCATCGCCGACTAGTGCCCTGCAAGTGCCAGGTGGGCGAGATTCCCATCTGGGTGAAGCTGCTGGTGGGCGTGGTGGTGGTCTACCTGCTTTCCTTCCTGGTGCCGTGATGGCCGAGCTTGAGGCTAGACCGGAGGCGCGGTATCGGGCGGCGGTGGAGGTGATTCTGCACCGCTACAAGACGTGGAAGCGGCTGCAGCAGCAGGCGCGCGAGGCGGGCCGGAAAGAATACCGGCTGCACGTGGAGGAGTTGTGGGAGGCCTCGGACGAGGCCGCCCTGGTGGAGTTCGAGGCGGCCAAGGCCGAGCTGACGGGCGCGGTGCCGCTGCCCCTTTCCGTGGAATGCGAGGTGTGAATTGACGGGAATCGATGTAAGCCTGCTGCCCAAGGGGTGGTGGGCTCCGGTAGGTATTTCTGCAGCCTGCCCAGAGGATGTGGAGCGGGCCCTGGTTGAGCACCAGGCCAAGCGCCCGGATCATCTGGCGTTCAAGCTGCGCAGCCCCGAGGAGCAGCGGGCCTGGGTGGCCTGGTGCGACCGCAAGGAGGAGCTGAAGACGGCCCTGGAGCTGGCAAGGCGAGAGCTGGAGCGAGAGGCAAGGCTGCCCAAGCTCGACCCTTCGGTGCGGCCCGATGACCCCGCGCTGAATGGCCGCCCCTGGGATCGCCTGGAGGCCCTGGTGGCCCACTTGGCTGGATCTGTTTCTGGTGCGGCCGAGGCTGTGACCGCTCGTGATCGCGACAAGTACCAAAAGGCGTGCAGCCGGGCGAATTTCTATCGCTCTCGGATCAAGGCGCACTGCCGTGTGTTCGGCCTGCGCCTGCCTGAGCTCCAAAAGAACCCTGCCTATCAGGAGAAGAAGTGATGGTGATGAAGCTCGAAACGATCTGCGCCATGGGCTATACCCGGCGCTGGCACACCTCGCCCGTGCTGCGGGAGCAGACCCTGGCGGATCACTCGGCCCAGGTGGCGCTCCTCGCGATGTGGCTGGTGCGAGAACTGGAGATCACGGCTGGCGAAAAGTCCGACCTGCTCCACTACGCGCTGCTCCACGATGCCCATGAGACCTCGTTTGGGGATCTGCCCTATCCCATGAAGCGGGAGATGAAAACGAGGGGCATCGATCTGGATGCCGCGTGCATGGAATTGTTTTGGGGCTGGGATCTGGAAGCCAGATTCGCGCCCTTCGCGGTGAAGGTGGTGTGCATGGCGGATCGCCTGGAGGCGGCCCTATTCGCCCGTCGCTGGGCGCCCGAGCTGGCGGACGAAACCATGGAGGTTGCCCTGCGGGTGGCCGAGGCCGAGTTCGGGGACGGCTCCCAGCTCAGCAACACGATCCTGAATCGTGTGCGCGCGGCCCTGGGGGTGTTCTGATGGCCGCGCTGGAGCTCTTGGAGCGCTGCTCCACGCTGCTGGCCTCGCTGGAATCCCTGGTGCCTGGAGGTCTTGAGGATGGCGGACCCCTCCAGTCCCTTCAGGCAGAGATCGCCGAGGAGCTGGAGTACGGGATGCCGCCCCAGGATTGGAAACTGCTGCTCCTGGCGAACAAATCCATGTGTGAGCGCATCCGCCTGCAGGAGCGAATCTGCGAGTGGCAGAACGCGACCTTCGGCGAAGCGAACACCCTGCAGGGCCTGCTGGCGAAGCTGCAGGAGGAGGTCGACGAGCTGCGCGATGCTCCCCTGGAGCTGAAGCCCAAGGAGGCCTGCGACTGCCTGCACGTGCTGATGGGCATCGCCGGGAAGCTGGACATCGATCTGCTGGCTGCCACGGAGGTGGTGTTCCAGCAGAACCAGATTCGCAAGTGGGGGCCTCCGGGCCAGGACGGGCGCATCCGGCATTTGGAGGAGGCATGAGCGGTTTCACGAAGCTCGATGCGGGGCTGATCCACTCGACCATCTGGCGCGAGGCCCCGCACGTGAAGATTGTCTGGATCACCATGCTGGTGATGTGTGACGCCCGGGGAGAGGTGGCCGCGAGCCTCCCGGGCCTGGCGGACGCGGCCCGCGTCTCCCTGGAGGAGTGCGTGGATGCGCTTGAGATTCTTTCCAGCCCGGATCCACACTCCCGAACCCGAAAACATGAGGGTCGGCGGGTATGTGAGGTGGATGGCGGATGGGCGGTCCTGAACTATGAGAAGTTCCGGGCCATGCGGGCGGCGGATGATCGCCGGGAATACCAGCGGGATTGGGTCAAGGGAAAACGGAAGTCGACAAGTGTCGACAGTCGACAAAAGTCGACTATGTCGACCCAAGCAGAAGCAGAAGCAGAAGCAGAAGCAGAAGCAGAAGCAGTACAAGTACCCCCTATCCCCCATGGGGGAACTGCGGGCGGCAAGCCGAAGCGGCGGACCAAGGCCGAGCGGCTGGCGCCCTTCCGGCCCGAGGTGGTGGCCATGCTCAAGCGTCTTGAGGCGCGATGGCCCAAGGAGCGCCGGAATGGCTCGAAGGTGGCCAATGACCTGGTGGACGCGGCCAGCAACGTGGAGGCCCTGCTACAGCAGGAATCGAAGCTCTCCGTGGAGCTGCTGGAGCGGGTGGCCAATGAGTGGCTGGAGCTGGAGGACAATCCGTACCCGAACGCCATCCAGTTCTTCTTCGGGCCGGGCAAGGCGGGTCAGGCTCCGCCATGGCTCAAGGGCGCCCAGGCGATCCTGACGCGGGAAGGGAGGCCGTCGTGAAGAACGATGAACCCCTTCCGGAAGACATCGAGGCAGAGCGTTCCTTGATCGCGACTTTGGGGGCGGCGGGTGCCCTGGATCCTGGTTCGCAGTATCTGGACGCTCACAGGGCTGTCCTCGGCATCCAGCCCCATCACCTGGTGCATCCGGCACATCGGGCGATCCTGGGGGCCATCCAGGCCCTGTACGGGGCTGCTGCAGACATCGATCCCCTGGCGCTGAAGGCGACCCTGGAGCGCCAGGGAACCCTGGGCAAGGTGGGCGGGTACCCCAGCCTCGTCGAAATCCTGGGCGGCGAGGAGGTGCGCAGGCCCTCTGTGCTGGTGGATCGGCTGGTGGATCTGTGGCGCGCCCGCCAGGTGATCCGGCTGGGCCAGGATGCCCAGCAGCAGGCCCAGGGCCAGGGTCGGGATGTGCAGGCCCTCATCTCGGACCTGCAGGCCCGCCTGACGGAGCTGAACGCGGGGCATGCCTCGAAGGGCATCCGCAAGGCTTCCGATCTGGTGGACCGGGTTCAGGCCCGGGAGGCTTTCAGGGATGCCAACGAGGCTGGCGGCAAGCGGGTCTGGTTCGGCCTGCCTGCCATCGACGAATCGGTGGAGGCCGCGCCTCGGCACGTGGTGATGGTGGCGGCCCGGCCTGGGGTCGGGAAGTCGGCCATGGCCATCCAGGGGCTGTGGAAGACGGCATCCCAGGGGCATGCCTCGCTGTTGATCAGTTTGGAGATGGACGAATACGAGGTGGAGGCCCGCCTAGCGAGCTGGAAGACCTCGGAGGGGCACCGCCGGTTCCGGGCGGGCACATACTCGGATGCCTCGGTGTTCAACCTGAGCCGGGAAACCGAGACGCTGGATCGAATTCACCACTGGATTCACCCCTCGAATGTGCCCTGGCCCACGGTAGAGGCCACGATCCGCGATGCGGTGCGGCTGCACAGGGTCACATCGGTCTGGATCGACCATGTGCTGCTGGTGCAGAAGCCGAACCTGGCGCGGGGCGCGAACGATGCCGCGTGCTGGACGGCCATCAGCCGGGCCATCAAGCGCCTGGCCCAGGAGCTGGGCATCTGCATCGTGACCCTCTGCCAGTTGAACCGTTCCGGCGATGGCGGCGAGCCAAAGCTCAGCGATCTGAAGGAAACGGGCGGCTGGGAGGAAGATGCCAACGCGGTGGTGATGCTCTGGCCCAAGGAGGCGAAGGCCAGCGAGGGGTTCCAGGAGAGCGTGGCGGTGATGGCGAAGGTCGCCAAGAACCGGAGCGGCGCAGGCGGCTGGAAGCGGGAGCTGGAGTTCCGCGGGGCCTGCAGCCAGTTCTGCGAGTTGGAACGAACGACAGAGGCCGCGCCCAGGCGCGGAAGGGGGTTGTGATGGCGCGTGATGTGAAAAGCGAGCGCATCCGCATCGGCCTCGGGATTCTGACGCCCGAGGAGCGGAAGGCGCGGGAGGAAAAGGAACTGGAGAGGCGGCAGGAGGCGCAGCGGCAGGCCGCGTTGGGGGTTCCACTGCTGGAGGTGGGTGATGAGTGATCTGGTCGCGCCCAAGGCCTTCGACTTCGGGGATCTGCCCGACAGCCTTTCCCAGGCGGAGGCGCTGTGGCACCTGACAGCTCTCTCCTACGTCTACGCCCTGGGCCTGGGCTACCTGACCCTGATGGATGAGCCAGACCCCAAGGCGGCCTACAACCTGGAGAAGGCCGCAGAGTTCCTGGAGCGCAGCGTGCGCCGGGCCTATGCGGGCGCGGGAGAGGCTGAGTTCCTGATAGCGATGGCGCGGAAGAAAGCCAGGGAGGGCGTGGAGGGGCAGCGAAAGCTGCAGCAGGAGGACGCATGCGCCGGTTGAATCAGCTCTACGACGAGGCCCTGGCAAACGCTGAGGCCATTCAGTGCAGGTTGGTGCAGCGGATGCGCTGCGTGCGCTCTGGCATTCCTTCCTGGAACCAGACGCCAGACATCCTTGAGGCCGCATGGAAGCAGGATGTGGAGTGCGTAGACCTCTCTCGAAAAGCATCGATTGCCTGGGAGACGGTGGAGCTCCGGCGGCAGCAGCTGATGGCGGCCAAGGGGGCGGCGTGAAGCCGGTGGATTACATGGGGTGGGGTCACTGGCTCGGCCCCAAGCCGCTGACTCCGGAACTGCTGGGACACCTGGCCCGCGTGGTGGATGGAAGGCAGGGGGATCCCCTGCTGGAACTCCCGACTGGCCGTGAGGGTGAGGCCCTGATTCTGCAGGAATGGCCGGAGTGCTGGGATGTGTGGATCTATCAGGAGCCCAGCGATCTTCCCGGCCTGCCTGGTTGCAATCACTGCGGGTCCACCCAGCAGGATGTCGGAAGTCGAACGATCCAGGCTGCAGCCCGGCGAATCATCGAGGCCTTCGACGCGCCGCCCCCACTTTTCGATGACGTTTAGCTTCCGGGGATCTCTGGAAGCAGCACCAAGAAACCCGCGCATTGACTGCGCTTGGGTCAATTTCGTGACGGCACGGAAATGATCCGGAAAGGAGAACCCATGACCCTGCTGCGGAAAATCCACCGCTGCGACGTTTGCGGGAAGGTCGAAGCGTGGTCTGAATCGTGGATGTGGCGGATGAAAGAGAAGCCCAAGGACCGATTCACCGACCCTATCCCATTCGAAACGTGTTCGGACGAGTGCCGAGCCATTGACCTCAAAAACGCCATTCGTGAGCGCGGGGCGTGAATGTCCATCCCCGGGAACCCTATGTCTGAACCTGAAATCACCTATTGTCCCGAATGCGGCCACGAGTGCTACCCCGGCGACCCCGACATGGACGATGGGGCCTGCCCGAACTGCGGCTGGGAACCGGAGGCGAAGCCATGACCTTCAAGCTCCGCGCATTCAGCTTCGGCGCTGGCGTCCAGTCCACCGCGATGATGCTGCTCATCCAGCACGATCCCGACCTCCTCATGGGGGCCGTTGGGCATCTCCCTGATGTGGCGTTCTTCGCCGATACCGGGGCCGAGGTCCAGGCAACCCATGAGCACTTCGACCGGATGGCCCGCCGTGGATTCCCCATCCCTGTCCGGTGCGTCTCCAATGGCTCCATCCTTGGCGGCTCGGCCCGCACAGGGAACCGGTCATTCGTTCCCTTATTCACGCAGAACCCGGACGGCTCCATCGGCAAGCTCATGCGGAAATGCACCGCGGAGTTCAAGATCCTGCCCATCGAGCGCGGCATCCGGGCCGAGCTGGGGCTCAAGCCGCGCCAGCGGTGGCCCAAGGAAGGCGTGGCCCTCTGGCTCGGGATCTCTACCGACGAAGCCGACCGAATGAAACCCAACCAGAACAAGACCATCACCAACATCTACCCCCTGATCGAGCTAGGGTGGAACCGCCGGGACTGCCTCGCCTACTGCGACAAGCACGGCGTCCGGCCCCCAAAGTCCCGCTGCTTCATGTGCCCCTACATCCGGGATTGGGTGGCTTACCGCGAGGAGGCCCCCTGGGATTTCCGCCGGGCCATCGACTTCGACGCCTCCATCCGCCAGCCTCACGCGGGATTCAAGGGCCAGGCCTTTATTCACCGGTCCTGCTGCCCCCTCGAAGAGGCGGTGGAACTGATCGCCGCCGACCGAATCGCCAAGATCGCGGGCGGAATCCCCCTCTTTGACGACTATGACTCCTGGAGCGACGAGTGCTTCGGGATCTGTGGCGTTTGATCGCTGATGTCCATCTGGAGGAACCTTTGAGCAACGAAGCCTGTGTATGGACTGAAGACCATGACGGCATCTGGACCTCGGATTGCACCCGAGAACGAGAGGGCGATGGACCTCAGTTCTGTTTCAACGAGGACGGTCCAGACGAGAACAACTTCAAGTTCTGCCCCTACTGCGGGAAGAAACTCGCAGCGGTCTACATCGACAACGAAGTGTGAATGTCCATGAGTTACCCCATGGAATCCAGACGGTCTTCAAGTTTCTGGACCTGATCGGAGAGCTCCATCACCGCCTTGATCAAAAGCCCAACGACCATGTTTTTCGTTTCCTTATCGCAGTTAAATCTGCTGGCTATTTCTATCGTTTTCTGGGCATCGCTTATTTGTTGCATGGTATTCCTGCCTCTAGATGTTGCTTAGATGTTTTTTGAAATATATTGTTCGAAAGTGATCCAGTTTAATCCATCGAAATACACTGCGGCTATTGTCACAGGCGTATTGCTTCGGCATTCTCTTTTGTGGATAACAAGCGGGACTTTTATTCTTGTGTGTTGTTTCAGTGTAATGATTTCAAAATTTGTTTTCATTTTATCTCCAATAATGGCGCAACCATGGCGCACCACATTATTAGGGCAGGCTGGATTGAAAGTCTATATGGGTGATGCGATTTATCATGAAGATATGCCTCTCTAGGTGCAATTTTCCCGATGTCGGTAGAAAGGTGGCAGCCATGCGTGAACCCACGCTCGAATGGGTGAGGTTAAAGATTCAGGGTGCGCTTGGAAATGGCCTTTCCGAGTGCGATTGGATGCCAGGTGAGCATTGGCTGGATGCAGCGGTGCGAGTCCTGGAGGAGCGCCACGCGCTAAGGGCCGAGATTGCTGCCATGAACGATGCGGATGAGGCCATCAGGGCCGAGTCTGCCAACCCCAAGAACAACGAGGACTCCATGAACGTCTATGAACTTCCAACCTTCCCGGCTGGCGAGAAGCCCGCCGTCTCCAAGGATCGCCCATGGTTCGTCTGGAGTCCCGGCGTCATCGGCGGGGGGGATCCGAGGGTGGGCCATGCCTCTTGGTCTGAAGCCAATCAGGAGGCTCACCGTCTTGCGGCCCTGCATCCTGGCCGGATTTTCGCTGTGGGAAACATCGTCGGCGTGGTTGCTTGCGTTAAGCCCGAGACGATTCCCTGGACTCAGGCCCGCTGAAGTCCTGAATCAATTCGCGGAACCAAGCCCGAACCCGGCAAGGTCCGCTCTCAACCTGGTGAAGCATGCGGCCCACGCCCAAAGAGCGGAAGGCTGCGGCAGAGTTCGTGCGCATGGGTGAGCCTGTGCGCTGCTGTGCGACCTGTCGCGGCCAGTGCAGGAACAACCCCGAAAACTGCCACGTGCTGCAAGTGCACTGCGCTCCTCCGGATCGCTGCGTCTGCGGTAGGTGGGAAAGGAGGAAGGAATGGCATCGGTAGGCCCTACGGTTTTCCGTCGAGGTCGTATCTACCAGTACCGCTTCAGGATGGCTGGAAAGAGCTTTCAGCGTTCGACGGGCGAGACATCCAGGGCCAAAGCGGAGGCACTGGCCTGGCGGGCCTTCGAAGCCGAGCGTCTGAGGTCGAGAGGCGAGGAGCCGGATATTCCACTCGGCGATCTCGGGGCGCTGTGGGTGGAGCTGAATCGCGGGGTGAAGTCCGATGCCTATGTTGATTCGGTAGACCGTTTCGTTCGGTGCGGGTTGGGTGACCTGGCTGGGTTTCGCGTGGCTGAACTGACCACGGAAGCGGTGGAGCGTCAGCGAGGGGCATACATGCGCTCCGGTCACGCCCAGAGCAGTGCGGACACCTGGCTGGCGCACCTCAAACTGCTCGCGGGCTGGGCTGTGAAGCGACGGGCCGTGCTCCGAATCCCGTTCGAGGTGAAGAAGCTGGGGCACCAAAAGAGGCCTCGAACGATCCTCCCTGTGGCTGATCGGCACGCATGGACGACTGTGGTTGAGCAGGTGTCAGCTGGCGAGCCTGCTGTTGCCATGGTGATCCGGTTCATGCTGGAGATGGGGCTTCGTGAGACCGAGGCCATCGGTGCGCGCTGGGAGTGGCTGGATCGGACTCGGAAGACCTACACGCCGGGAAAGACGAAGGGAAAGGAGGCTTGGCCGCGTCCGGTACCGGATGGACTGCTGGCCCGCCTGGGTGAAGGCAGAGCTGGGATGATCGCTGGCCGTTCGGATGGGAAGCCTGTGAGCGTGGGGCAGATCGACCGCGTGATGAGGAAAGCAAACCAGGCTTTCGGATTGTCTGGCCTAACCCCTCATGGCTTGCGTCGAACCTATGCCACCCACCTGAATGATCAGGGTGTTCCGACTGAGGACATCCGGAAGGCCCTTGGGCACAAGAGCATCCACACGACCACGGGCTACATCCATTCAAACCTGGAGCGAGTTCGCCAGGCACAGAAATCCTTCGAGGATCCCGCGGTTTCAACCGTCGACAAAAGCGGCGCACGCCCCCACGTAAACCCGCATGAACACGAATCGCGGAAGTTTTAAGGAGTAATGCAACATGAGGCCGCGCAGCGCTTGGCTTCATCTTTCCGACATTCCAAAGGATGTCCGGGATTCGATGAGCCAGATTGTTAAAAATTGGGAATTGAGGGATGGGCGTGTGGAGTCTGCGCTCGAATTGATCGTCGACGATTCGCACGCCAGGGATCGGGCAAGGCATGCCCTGCGCGTCTCCATGAATGCCAGCCGTGTGCCCATGTTCATCCATGAGCTGAAAGAGGTTCACCCCCAAGTGAGCAGGAGCCAGCTTTTCAGGGCAACGGCGCTTTTTCTCGGCTTAGATTCGAGATGGGTTCAAAAGCTGTTTTACAGGAGGCACAAGTGATCAAAGTCCAGTTGGATCTAGCTGAATCGCTGCGCTTGGTTTCATCGGTTGCAGAGAAACAGCTTCCATACGCGATTTCACTCGCTATCAATCGTGTTGCCAACAAGGCGCAGGACGCTGAGCGGGAGCACATGCGCCAGTCTTTCCATCTGCGCCGGGAGTCGTTCGTGCTGCGTGGCGTGAAGATCGCCAAGGCAGACAGGGCCACCAAGACCAGCTGGCAGTGCATCATCCAGCTTGCCTACCCGGACAACCGCCATTTCCTGGACGAGCATGAGGAGGGGCAGGACCGAACCCGTTACGGCGGGAAACGCCTCTGGCAGCCCAACACTCAGGTGTTCAGGTCGAAGATCATCGGGCGCGCCAATCCCCTATCGCCCAAGCGGCTGGGCCTGCATCGTGACGCAGGCGGGCGCATCGTCGGCAACGAGCGCACGTTCCTGGTGCGCACCCGGGGCCAGGTGCTGGTTCTGCAGCGAACCGATCGCGGCATGGATGGCCGGTCAAGGCGAGGCCTTAAGTCGATGACCTTGGACAATGTGCACGTAGGTGTCGGACCCAAGCGCAAGCGCGACCGAGCCATTCATCGCACGGCAGGCACGCGTCTGCTATACCGCCTGGTCTCAAGGGTCCGCATCCCAGCGCGCCTCGAGTTCGTGAAGACCATAGGCGACACGGTGCAGCGCGAGTGGATGCCCACCCTGTCGGATGCGATCGCAGATGCGGCAAGAGGTGCGAAATGATGCGAAAAACAACGCAAGGCAGGCCTTGCCGGGTCCCTTTTAAGGGGTGCCGGGGAGGGTATCGCGGCAACCCGCCCGGTTTACCTAGCGCAAAGCTCAAAACACGTTTCCGGTGCCACAAATGAAGCCAACACTCATTAAAAGTCCACTAAATGAGTTAAAACAAATTGATATAGCGGCATTGTTCTGTGTAACTGATCGGACCGTCCGCAATTGGGACAAGGAGGGTCTTCCCGGAAAAGGGGAGGGTCGAGCCAGGGTCTACAACTGGCCCGAGGTTCTGGCATGGCGGGATGCGCGCATTTCCGGTTCGAGGGATGGCGAGGAGCGCACGGATAAACAGCGTAAAGACGCCGCTGATGCCAACATCCGAGAAATGGAGGAGGCCAAGATGGCGGGCAACCTGCTCGAGGCATCCGAAGTAACAGCAGCTTGGAATGGTTTCCTTGGCCGGTTAAAGGCGAACCTCGACGGGCTGCCGGATCGTGCGGCTGATCTGCTCGAGGACGGCATGAACCTGGCCGAGCGGGCCGCGGTGATCCGGCGGGAGCTCAACACCATCCGGCGCGACCTGGTGGCAGAGGTTCAGGCAGAAGCCGGGGAGGTGCAGCCTTGAGGCCTGTTGCTTCTGCTCTCCAGGTGCTGGCCGCCTGCGCCTCCACCATCCTGCCTCCTCCTGACATGACGGTGGACGAGTGGGCCTGTGGGTATCGGGTGCTCTCCCGTGAGGCATCCGCGGCCCCCGGGCCCTGGTCTCATGAGTCCAGGCCCTACCAGGCCGAGATCATGAAGTCCTGCAGCCTTCCCAGGATCCAATACGTGACGGTTGTCGGCGGTGCCCAGTGGGGCAAGACCGAGATTTTGAACAACCTGCTGGGGCAGCGGATCCACCTGAATCCAGGCCCGATCATGGTCGTGCAGCCCACGGAACGGGCCGCCGAGAAGTGGAGCAAGACCCGACTCATGCCCATGGTCCGGGATACGCCAGCGCTCTCGGGCCTGATCGGGGACAAGTCCCGCGATGGATCGAACACCCTGCTGGAGAAGTCTTTCCCCGGTGGCGTTCTGATCTGCGTGGGAGCGAATGCTCCCGCAGGCCTGGCCTCGCAGCCGATCCGGGATCTGCTCATGGACGAGATCGACCGCATACCTCAGGACGAGACAGTGGGCCAGGAGGGCGACTTCGAGGACCTGGCCGAGGCCCGCACCTCGGATTTTCGGGGGCGCCGCCTGATCTACAAATGCTCGACTCCCACGATCATGGGGCGCAGCCGCATCGAGAACTCCTGGAAGGAATCGGACCAGCGCGAGTGGCACTTCGCTTGCCCGCACTGTGGCCATGAGCAGACTTGCGACTTCCGACAGGTCCAGTTCGAGGAGCGGGCCGAGCCCGTCTATGCCTGCCGCGGCTGTGGCTGCGAGATCACCGAGGGCGATTTCAGGCGGGCGATTATGGCCGGCAAGTGGATCGCCAAGCGCCCGCACATCCTAGACCATGCCGGGTTCCGGGTCCACGGGCTGATGGTTCGGCCCATGGCTGTGCTGGTGGCCCAGTTTAAGAAGGCCAAGGCCAAGGGCCCAGGATCTCTGCAGGTGTTCATCAACACGCAGCTGGGAGAGTGGTGGGATCCACGCGAGGGGGATTCTGTGCTCGTCGAGGGCTTGATGGCCAGGCGCGAGGAGTGGGTCCAGGGCCAGGTGCCCGAGGCTGTGCTCGCCCTGGTGGCATCTGTGGACATCCAGGATGATCGCCTCGAGCTCCTGATTCAGGGCATCGGCTTGGGAGAGGAGACCTGGCGCGTGTGCTACCGGCAGATCTTCGGGAACCTCGCGACCTCCGACCCGTGGGACACCCTCGAGGAGCTGCTGCGCCAGGACTGGGGAGGCCTCCGCGTGAAGGCCTGCGCCATGGACATCGGCGGACACTTCACCAAGCAGGCCTACAAGTTCGCAAGGCGCGCCTGGATGAAAGGCCTGGTCTTCCCGGTGAAGGGCGCGACCAAACCGCAGCAGAAGCTGGCGCGCCGCTCCAGCGCGAAGGCCAAGCTCTGGCTGGTGGATACCGTCTCGGCAAAGGATTCCATCCTGGGTCGCCTCAAGATCGAGAAGCCGGGCCCGGGGTATTGCCACTTCCCGGCAGACCTCGACGCGACCTACTTCGAGATGCTGCTCTCCGAGCGGGCCTCTCGAAAGTCTGGCCGCAGGGCCTATGAGAAGGTCACAGCTGACGCTCGAAACGAAGCCCTCGACCTCGAGGTCTATGCCATGGCGGCCGTCGAGATCCTGAACCCGAACCTGGAAGCCTTGGCCAAGGGCCGAGAGACGAAGGCGGCTGCAGCTGCTCAGGTCGTAGCTGCCTCGTCAGTTCCCTCGGAGGAGCCTCCCAAGCCCGCCCGGCAGCGCGCCTCTCGAGGTCCTGGGCGTGGCCGAATGTCGGGGTGGTGAGCCATGAGCGATAACGCTGGATGCTTGTTCGTGGCCTCGGTCATGTTGTGCGCGTGCGCCATTGGCTATGGTTTGGCAAAATGGTGTATTCGTAGAATGTAATATAGAATTTAATCCATTCGTCTGGTCCCAAGCCCCCATCTCGGGGGCTTTCTTGTTTCCGTCGGCCACCAGAGCCGACGGTTTGCCGTGTGGTAGTCCGCACCCTGATGGCTGGGGAGGGACCACCACATGCAGAGCGGCGAGCGGCAGAGCCGAACACTAGACAAGGCCCTCCCCCCTGATTTTGCATCTGAGCACTTTTCGTTCTCCGAATTGACCAGGACGGGCACAGGTCTCCCGAATGCCCCGAGTGTCGAAGCTGGCGCCAACTTGGTGCGCCTGGCGGAATCCCTGCTGGAACCGATCCGCACCCTCCTGGGTGCTCCGCTCATCGTGCACAGCGGATTCCGATGCGAGGCTGTCAACCGAGCTGTGAAAGGGGATCCCAAGTCCGCCCATCTCGAGGGCCGCGCCTGCGACTTCCACCCAGGAAATGCTGTCGACATCAAGCGGGCCTTCGAGGCGATCCTGTTTTCGGGTCTCCCCTACGACAAGGTGCTGCTGGAGCACAAGGAAGGCTCTTGGTGGATCCATATCCAGGTGGAGAAAGTGGGTTCGAAGCCTCGCGGCCTCGCTTACATCGCCACGGTGACGGCATCAGGAACGGTTTACACCGAGGTGAAGCGATGACCCCCGGCTGCCCTACGTGCGCTGCCTGTCCGCTGGCCCATGTGGGTGGGTGCGGGTCTTCCGCATGCCCGAAGGCGGCGAAATGAACCTATCGACCCTCATCGACCCCAAGCACCCCGACAGCCCGCAGCTGCTGACGGTGGCCATCGCGGCGGTATCCCTCCCGATTTCCCAGGTTGCCGTTGTGGCTGCTTGTGTGCGAACCATCTGGAAGACCGGCGATCTCGGCAGCGGTGCCTGCTGGGCACTCGGACTCTCCTCGTTCGTGCTGGCCGCAGCCTGCGGGATTGCACTGAAGTGGATGCCAGGCCAAGCCTCTGGCGGTTCCCAGTGACCCCCCGCACTGTGCTCCTGCTCGGAGGCCTGGGTGCATGCGTGTGTGCAGGCATGGCCTTCAAGCAGTGGGGACAAGACCACCAGGCCCAGGCCGAAACCAAAACGGCGCAGACCATCGCCAAGAAGGCGGAGGCCCATGAGCTCAAGGCGCAAACGATCGACGGCGAGCGGCTCGCCCTTCGTGCCGAGATCGCACGTCTACGCGCAGAAATGGCGCGGGTGCGCGGCTCCCATCCTGGCGAGGATCCCGCAGTGCCCGAAGACAACCAGGACCCTACTCAGTCTGTTCAGGCCTCCATGGACCTGGCTCCCCTGGTTCAAAAACTCAGCGAAAAATCAGACATCGATGATCGCGAGATAGAGGAGCTGCAGGCCGCAAACGAAGACCGCAGGGCTGAGGCCGAGCACTGGCGCAAGGCTGCGGAGAGTTCCAGGCCCAGGCGCTGGGCAGCTGGCGCGGTGTTTGGCACTACCCCTTGGGGCGATGAAGCCCGGGGCATGTTCGTGGATCGCGATTTTTCAATATTCCGCACCGGCGCGGAAGTGACTCGTAACAGCTACGCCGACCGCCGCATGGGCTGGGAAGTTCGGCTTAGGGTGGGCGTTTGCTTTTAGGGGGCATGGTGGCTGCTGACTTCGAAACATGGGCCATGCGCGGCCTGGTCGTGGTGCTGGCCGGGGTGGCGGGCAAGCTCATCTGGGACCGATGGACCCGCCAGGACAACCGAGAGGAGGCCTTCAGCCAGGCCCTGGAAGCTCATCGCAAAGCCACGGATGAGGCCATGAAATCATTTCGATCCGAAATGCTGACCTACATTGAGCGGCTCCGAGCGACCAATGAAACTGCTTTCGGTCAGTTCAACACTACCATGGCCCAGGTTGCCAAGACCGTAGGCGATATCCGCGCCCGCATGGCTGAGCGCTACGCTACTCGCGAAGACCTGGCTGCCCTTGAGGAGCGCCTGGAGAAGCGCTTCGAACTGTGCGCGGAAGGATGCCCA